GTTAGCCCGCAACGGAACACCAAATGCCGACAGCCCAGAGCTAGCGCGGGTCCGTGTTTGCACGGTTCAGCAGTTCCCTTGCGGGCAGAAGTGTCTGCCCTGGGTTCGCTGCGCGACCGGCACCGCCGGTCTGCGAGCTGCCACCGGCACCGCCGGTTTGCTGTGTTCTGAACAAGCCACGGGTCGAGGGCGCGTCGCGCATCTCGGCGATCAGCTCGTCAAATCCCATCGGGTCACTCGATCCCGACTTCTTCGTGACGCGAGGCGATCCGCCACCGTCAACGATGGAATGCTTCAGGTTGCCAGCGTCGTCTTCTTCGACGCGGATGTACTGCTGCGCCAAGGTCATGATGGCGTCCATCGACTCCGCACCGCCCAGCTTGGCGATTGCAGGAGCCAACTCGCCCTTGACCATGCGCTCGCGGAGTGCGGCCGTGCGCGCGTTCAGCTTGCCCTCAAGCCTCGCACGTTCCTCGGCCATCTTGGCTTCGACCGACTTGCGGTACTCCTCCAGCTCCTTGTTACCGCTCACCTTGCCGGCCTTGACAGACTCCAAGGCTTCCCGCGCCTCCGCTGCCTTCGCAGGGTCGATCCCGTCAAAGTGCTTGAGCGTGTCGCGGTACTGGTTCCGCTCCTTGAGCACGCGCTCGTGCGCGTTCTTCAGCGCGGCGATGTCCTCGACCGCCCAGCCTTCCTTGAGCGCCTCGACGACGAACTTGTCGCCGTTCTGCTTGGCGGCGTCGCGGAGACCCTCGGGCAGGTCAGTCAGGCTGTCGGCGATGATGCGGAAAGGCATAGTGCCTTGGGGTGTATATCGGCAGGCGCACCGGCGCTAGGGGGTCGTCAGTTCGCGGATGCCTCGTCCGCCATCTGCGCGATGCGCTTGGCCACCGCCGCGCCGAGGTCGCGCACCGTGTCCGAGGCGTAGCCCGTGGCGTAGATGACCGTCGCCTCGACGCCGTTGGGCGCCGTGCCGCCGGCGACGGCGATCGACAGGCCCTTGCGCGTCATGTACGCGACCAGGTCGCCGGCGCGCGCCATCATCGCCTGGGTCAGGTCGGGGTCGGAATGCGGCTTCATGCGTCCTCGGGGTCAGGGATGCGGTCGAGCTGGCGGAGGCGGTCGATCGACAGCGGCTGCAGGTCCTTGCCGACCATCTGGGCGAAGGTCAGGTCGCCGGCACGCCACGCCGCGGCGCGCGTCGGGCCGAGCATCTCGTCCTGCACGCTGCGCGGCTGACCTTCCAGCCACTCGGGAAAGGTCGTCGAGGCAGGCACCGGCCCGTCCACGCTGGCGCGGTTGCCCACCTCGTTGCCCGTCCACGGGACGATGCTGCTGCGGCAGTTCGGGTGCAGGGGTGGCATCGGCCCCTTGCCCATCTCGAACACCTTGCCGTCGTTGGCCGCGCAGATGATCGAGGTCTTGGAGTCGAGCGTGGCGACGAACTGGTACTGGTCCACGCCGAGGTCGGCGAACGTCTCGGCGCGGGTCGTGGCGCTGGCATGAGCCGCCGCCGTGCGCACCATGGCCCGCAGCTGGTCGACGTTGGAGCCGGAGAGCAGGCCGTCCTCGAAGTCGCCGGCGCGGGTGCCGCGCAGGGTGCGCACGATCTCGTCCGTGGTCAGCCCGCGCTGCACGCCGGTCTGGACGGCGTAGCGCACGTTGTCGACCGCCCCGTTGTCGCCGCCGACGAGGCTGCCGAACCACTCCTCGGTGGTCGCGCCGAGGTAAGGCCGCTGCTCGACGGCGGCCTCGATGCGCGGCAGGCTGACCGGTCGCGCCGTCTCGATGCGCAGCACCTTGCGGGCGCTCTCCTGCACCCAGTCGGCCTCCTGCTTGACGAGCTGGCCGAGGTTGACGCGCGCCTGGTCCTGCACCCGCCGCATGCCCTGCCGCACCAACGCCTCGGCCTCGGCGATCAGCCGGCGCAGCTCGGGCGTCGTGGCGATCGTCACGTCCTGGCCGCGCCGCTCGAACGTCGCCATGCCGGCGGCGACGCGCTCGACGACGGGGCGCACGACCGTGCGACGGAACTCCTCGGCGGCGTCGTCCTGGATGCCCCGGACGGCCCGCGCGACGAGGATCTCGTGTCGGTAGAACCGTTGAAGCCACGTGTCGGCATGCTGCCGCAGCGCGGCTCGTAGGCGCTCCTTGACCCCAGGCGGCAGGCGGGAGCTGGTCATGGCTTGCCCGCGAACAACGGCGCAGCATCGACGACAGCGCGAATGCGCGCGCGTGCGGTGTCGAGGTACTGGGCTTCCCGTTCGATGCCGAGGAAGTGAAAGCCCTCAAGCGCCGCCGCCTTGCCGGTCGAGCCTGACCCCATGAACGGGTCAAGGACGGTGCCACCGGGCGGCGTGACGAGGCGGCAGAGGTAGCGCATGAGCTCGGTCGGCTTCACGGTCGGATGACCGTTGCCGTCGCCGCGGTCAGAGCGGCTCGCCTTGGCGCAGTAGAAGAACCGAGCGGCCGTGCCAAGCAGCTCGGCGGGTTCCTCGCTGCCGTCGTGGATCAGGTTGGCGGGCCAGCGGCCGGGCGGATTCTTGCGTGAGAACACACGATTATCCTTCCCGTATCGTCCATGCGCCCCGCTATTTCCGTTGCGAACCGTAATGGTCGCTTCCGTCCCCACCCTGCACCCGTCGACGTTGATCGCCCCGGTGCCATGCTCCAGCACGGTCGCCGCGACGGTGCCCGCCAGCGGCTTGCGGGCAACGGTGATCGGTTCCAGCGCCGGCTTGAGGGCGGTGCCCCATCCGGACCACTGCTGGGCTTCGGGGGTGGCGGGGGCGGTTTCCGTGCGCTCATCCTGCGTGCGCTGAAACGTGCCGATCGGCGGCGCCAGCTTGGTGCTGTTCTGCACGTGGCCGTCGCCGTAGACCCGCTGACCCACCACTTCCCGCTCAGCCCCCGCCGCCTTGTCGATTGCCTTGCTCACATCCAGCGACTTCGGGAACCCCGACCCGTAGACCCAGGCGATCATGTCCCGGATCTCGAAGCCCGCATCCTCGATCCGCACGGCCATCCGGTGCTGCGTCCGGGTGCCAGCGAAAGCCAGCAGGTGCCCACCAGGCTTCAGCACGCGCAGGCACTCCGTCCAGATCTCCACGCTGGGCACGTCGTAGTCCCAGCGCTTGCCCATGAAAGACAGCCCGTAGGGCGGGTCTGTCACGATCGCGTCGATGGTGTTGGAGTCGATCGTGCGAAGCACGTCGAGGCAGTCGCCTTGGCGTAGGTCGATGGTCACGGCTCAATCACGTCGTGGGTCAGCGGGCAACGGCGCTCCAGCCACGCCGCCCGCGCCATGGCGAACGTGCGCATGACGCCGGTGGACGCGCCGCAGATGTCGCACTTGGCCAGGTAGCCCGTGTGGATCATGCCGCCTTCCTTGAGCGGGTCGTAGGTCTTGAACATGAACCCCGTGCCGCCGCAGCGGCAGGCCTGGTTGAGCTTGCCGTCGCCGATCACGTCTCGGCCTCGGCTTCGTCCTCGGCCTCCTCGGCTTCGTCCTCCTCGTCCTCCGCCTCGGCGGCTGGCGCCTGCCGGTCGCGCTCGACGCTGGCGAGCATGGCCTGCATCTGCGCCTCGACGGTGCGCTCGCGGCCCAGCTCGACCTGCGCAGCCAACGCCTCGGGGTCGTCGACCGTGGACAGCACGCCGCGCACCGCGAGTTCGCGCAGGCCGACGGCGAGCGGGATCTGGCCGGCGGTCATCAGGCCTTGGATCACCGGCACGTCCTGCGCCTTGCCCGACAGCAGGCTGCTGTCCCGGTAGAGCGTCCAGTCGAAGTCCTCGGGCAGCTCGACGCCGGCGGCCTCGGCGGCCAGCTCGATGCCGGCGTAGATGGCCCACTCCAAGCCCTCAATCCACCGTTGCGCCTCGGACTTCTCGTTGCTGTCCGCGCGCACCTCGCCCGTGGCTGTCGCCGGGCCGCCGACGGCCATCATGGGCTGCATGCCCAGCGCCATGCAGCGTTCCTCGATGCGCTTGATCTCGACCTCGCCGGCGGCCAACGACGTGCCCGCGATCTCGACGAAGCTGATGTCGAGGTCGCTGCTTGTGTCCGTGAACGTCGAGCCGGGGCCGACCTCGGGCCGCGCCTCGGCGACCGTCGAGGACGCGCCGGCGACCTTGAGGATGGGCGAGCGGCAGTAGTGCAGCGCCTCGCCCTGCATCGACAGAGAGTTCCAGTGGGCGACGTTCTGCCAGCCGAGGTCCTCCATCGGCGGCTCGCCGTGCAGCGTGCCGATGCGCTTGGTGTAGCAGGCCACGACCGGCACGCGGCCGAATCCGTGCGCGATCGTCTCGCCGAGGCGGTAGCCGCTCAGGTACTCGCGCGCGGCGTTCTGCTCGCGGTCGGGGTCGTGCTCGCTGCCGCTGCGGTACCAGCGCTCCACGCGCTCAGGCGTCCACCGCTCCACCATGTCGGCCAGCACGTCGCCGCCGCCGACGGGCGAGGACTCGTAGTACCAGTTGCGGATGCGCAGCTCGACGACTTCCTCGACGCCGTTCCGCATGCGGGTACGGCAGCCGACGAGGTTGTCGGGGTGGATGCGGCGGAAGTACGGGCGCGCGTCCATGGCGTCGGCCTCGGGCAGCGTGAGGCCAGCCGTCGGCACGTTGTCGACGAGGAACAGGCCGAGGCCTCGGTCGATGGCGTCCTCGTAGATCATCTGGGCGAACGACGACAGCGACGTGCCCTGCCGGTCGGCGTTCATCAGCAGGCGGTCCAACGGCTCCGGCAGCTCGCCGCTGATGGTCGGCGGCTTCATGAACGGCAACGACGCCAGCTTGCGCACCGTGCGGTCGTAGATGGGGAACAGCACCGTGCGCGCGAGCCGCTGCGCGTAGCGGTCGCGCGTCTTGGCCTCCTTCTTCGTGGCCGGCGTGAACTTGAGGCCGGCAGCTCGCATTGCGCGGGTGCCGCTGCGCAGCACGCGCACCAGCTCCCAGCTGTCTTCCATCTCGCGGCGCACGCCGCTCCAGGTTCCTACGTCGTTGGCCATGTCGTCACTCGTCGAAGCTGGAGACGCGCGCCGCGATGCTGTGCGCCTCCGAGATGTAGTAGCCGATCGCGTCGGTGAGGTGCGTGAGGCCCTTGGCCTCGCTGCCCTTCTTGTCGATCTCGCCGCTGCCG